CCCCCCCTGCGGGTGCATGCATCACGTAGCGCTTACCTGCTGTCCAGGTAATGTTGACAGAACTCCAATCGGCCAGGATAATCCTCGTCCTGCACGGTGTGTAGACCCCGTACATATTCAGAAAAATCAGGCTCCAATCTTTGTTCTAGCGCTATCTGTTGGTCAGGGGAAATACCAAAAGCCCGTTCAAAGGAAACGCGGCTCCCCATCGCAACGTCCACACACTGCACGTCGTCGCCTAACCGTGGGACCACTTCATGAAGCGAGTAGTCCAAATAGTCGAGTGGCTCCGAAATGTCCTTATAATGCTTGGTCTTCAACCAAGCCTTATAGAACCATGGCCCCAATATGGGGACGCCCTGGTGTACTATGGATTCAGCCTTGGCAACCAGCTTTAGCCATCTTACACCGAACTTCACGTCACCGAGGTGACGATGGTTCGTAAAGGCGTTAGAGAGAACCTTGCGGTAATCCCTAACCATGCGGAGCTTCCCCCCGATTGACACGGGTTGGCTCTGACCGAAGGTGACGCCTTCTACTTGATCCACCACATTTTCGAGAACGAATTCCTGTGGTGTAAGGCGACTTGAGAGAAGGCCAAATTGTGCCCTCACCAGATCAGCGGTGCCCCTAGACACGAAGATGACTGCGTTGTCGCCGTCAACTAACATGTCATAGAGTATGTGTCTTCCGTGCTCCCTACGTATGTGGTTTAGGATTGTCTCCACACACGCCACCGTTATGAGCGAATTGCCCAATCCAGTGTTGAAGTCCCCGGAAGCCCTGCACCCATCACGCTCATACTTGATGCCGCTGGCAGTCGTGCCCCTAAGGGTCAACTGTTTCTCCAGCAGGCATGCAAGGTTTACATCCCGCGGATAGGCCGCCATATATACCCGGTGCTCATAACTCAAGAGTTCTCGAGTGCAGTGCGCCTCAAAGGCGGCACCGTCGACCTCGAACGCAACGCAGTCCGGCACGTTCGCCAGCTTAGTCGCGATGAGCTCCCCCCTCTGCAACGAATTTAGCCCCTTCCCCACTATCCTGGTCGACTCCACCCCCGGACAGTTACCT